TCAGGGGCGAGAACACATACGGACCTGATCCCGGATCACGGCGTAGTCGCTCAGCATCTCGGCGATGGCCGACCCGTGCGGCAGCCGCGCGAGCTCCTCGGCTGCGCGCGCCTGGAACTCGCGGCTGTACTCTACCACGGGCGGGCAGACGGTCGCGATGCCGGGCTCAGAACCGACCGTTGCGCAGCCGCTCAGCAAGCTCGTCGCGAGACCTAGGACGACGAGCCGTCGCCTCGAGCATCTGGCGTTGGACATCATTGGCTTTCTCCGTGGTCTGAAGGCGTTCAGCGAGGCGTCCCGCTCGCTCGCCGGACCGCCGAAGCGAAAGCAGGAACAGGAGCAGGGCGAGGATGATGGCGCCGTAGCGCAAAGCGGCCCGCATCCATGGGCTGGCGGCGAACCCGATCAGGAGCGGGGCCATCACCGCTGCCCTCGGCGCCAGTCATCGAGACGCGCGTAGATCGTGACCGCGATGCCGCCGAGCGCCACTGCGATGAACACCCAGCGCAGGGTGTCGAGATACGGCACCAGCGGCAGGACGGCGCTTTGCGTCTCCGCCAGCACCTGCTGGGCGACTTCCACCCCGGCTGCGCCGAGCGTCGCGACACCCGCCGCCCCGCCACCCTTCATCGTGCGGCTGTCGGCCAGCGCCTCGCGCGCGGGCGGCGTCTCGGCTGCAAATGCCGTCGCCCGGACCGGGAAGCGCTCGCCCCACTGACGCGCCGGGCCGAGGTCGACGTGGATGAAGCCCGAGCGCGGGTAGAAGCCGAAGCCGAGGAACCCGACCTCGCGGGCCGCCGCCTCGAAGGCCACCGGGTCGTGGTTCGCCATGGCGATGTCGAAGGCGGCGCCGTCGAGGTGCTTCGACCGGGTGGCGCCACCCACGGCGCGATTGTGCTCGGGGCTGCGATAGGCCGAGCGGACGATCAGCGGCTTGCCCAGCCGGTCGCGCAACGCCTGCAGCCTGTCGAGGGCGGGTTCGTTGACCAGCAGCTTGCCGGTGCCCCGGCAGGCGATCTCGGCGGGGCTGAAATTCCGCCAGCGCCATGCGCTCTCCGGAACGTCGCGCCAATGGCGATGGAATGTCGTGGTCATGAGGGTCCTCCGAAACGAAAGAACCCGCCTCAGGGGCGGGGTACGGGTGGGCAGGTGAACTGGGTCGGTGCGCGGCTACGGGCTGCCGCCGAAGATCTTCAGCTTGATGGCGATGCCTGCGAGCAGCGCCAGCATGACGCCGGTGGTGATCATACGGACGGCGGTCTGCATCGCGGTGCGGCGGACCAGCCGGATGCAGTCGACCAGGGAGCGCAGATCGCGGATGTCGAGCGCGGCCTCGTCGCCGTCGAGCCCGACATCGGCCAGTGCGCGCTTCGCGCCTTCCTCTGCGGCCCGCGTCAGGATCGCCTCGAACTCGGCGTCGGGGATGCGGACGAAGCCGTCGGATCGGGGTGGTGTCATCGGGATCCTCCTTCCGCCGCTCAGCCGATCTTGCAGCCCCAGAAGGAGGTGTGATCGGCGGCGAAGTAGCCGTCCGCGACCCGGAAATACCCCTGCAGTTCGACGGTATCGCCCGCGGTCAGCGGCACCATGGTCTGCAGCCAGATCGCGGTGGCGAGCGAGACGTGGGTGGCGGAGATTTCGCCGAGGGAGCCGCGGATTTCGGTCGTGCCATTCAGCACGAGCCGTCCGCGCATGCGGGCCGTGGCGCTGGCGTTGATCTTGTAGAGGAGTGTCGCGCCGAAGAGGTAGGTGCCGTCGACCGGCGCCACGAAGTGGTTGTTCGCGGCGTCGAAGGCCCCCTGGTCGTTGTAGTCGGTGTCGTTGAGGCCGATCTTCGTCCAGGCTCCCACGCCGACATAGTTGTCGTAGTTCGTATAGGCCTTGAACCGCGGCAGCCGGGGCTGGTCGACGATGCCGTTGGCGTTGTCGACGCTGAGTCCGTCGAAGAAGGTGCTGCCGTCGGCGGAGACCGCGAGGCGGAAGCGGTCGGAGCCGAAGAGGCCGACCAGCGCGCGGGTAGAAAAGTCGGTCTGCAGCGTCAGCCCGAGATCGTCGCCCGCGGCCTCCTTGTTCATGGTGTAGAACAGATCGCCGGTCCCGCCCTCGGCCACGGTCTTCGCGGTCCAGAGCGCGGCGTTCAGCTTGGCCGAGAACGGGTTCGACGCATCCGCCGTCGTCCCGAGCCCCAGCAGCGCGAGGTTCTGCAGTGCCGTGGGCGTGGTGCCGATCCAGCTCGAGCCGTCATGGACCAGCAGCAGGCCCTCGTCCTCGACCCATGCCCGCCACCCGGTCCGCGGCGGCAGACGCAGCCACGCGCCGTCCGTCCAGAGCGCCACGTTCAGATCCCAGCCCGCCCAGTCGCCCGTCGCGCCCGAGGCGACAATGTAGCGATCGCCATCGGCGGGGCTCGCAGGGGGTGCTGCCAGGTCCCGATCGAGGACGGAGAGCTGGACGAGACCGTCGAGGATCCGAAGCGCCTCGTTGTGGGTGACGTGCTTCTGGGCCTGCGCCGCCAGGATGTAGGGCAGCAGGAGATGGGTGGTCGCGTCGGACATGGGATGGCCTTCAGAACGTGAGCGTGACGGTTTTGGCCGCTCCCCGCCCGACAAGGGCGGAGAGCTGGTAGAGGCGGATGTCGAGCGTGTCGCCGGGGCCGAGCAGAGTGCCCCAATCGGCGCTCTGCTGTGCGGCGGTGTAGACCGCGCTGGGCGTGGTCGCGCTCAGCACCCGCTTCACGGTCGCGCCGTCGAGGATTTCCACCTCGTAGGCTTCGAGTTCCTCGGCCAGCGGCACCTCGAGCCCGCCCCAGTTGTCGGCCGCGAGCGACCGCGACCGGCGTGTCCAGCGGATCGTCAGATCGCCGGGCGTGCGCGGTGTGCGCCACGGCTGCTCGACATGAGCGACCGAGAACGGCCGCAGTCCGATGCCCTCGGGCATGAAGGCCTGCGCCACGTAGGTCTCGTCGCTGACCGGACGGCTGGCCGGACCGATGCGCCAGTTCCACGGGATGCCGAGATCGGCCTCGGCGATCGGCAGCGATGCGAGGCTGTCGTCCAGCACCACCACGCGTGCGCCTGCCGGAGCCGGGTTGCCCATCGCACCTTCGGTGCCGCGCTGGCCGCGCAGGAGCCGGGTCAGGCGATACCGGCCGGGCGCGAGCAGTTCCGCCGCGCCCGCCTGCACGATCTCCCAGACGCCCGACGCGGTTTCCACCGCCAGCGCGTTGGCCCCTCCGAACAGCATCAGGTCGGTGACGCTTTCCAGCGTGCCGGTCAGCAGATCGACCACCAGCGCATTCCCGAGATCGAAGCGCGAGGTGGGCCCCGCGAAGAAGTCCGAGACCAGAGTCCCGATCCGGGCGCGGCTGCCGAAGGTGGTCAGCAACTCGAAGCCATCGGTCGACGGGCTACGGAAGACCGCCATCTCGCCCGGCCAGGGAACCGCGTGCGCCGCGACCAGCGGCCGATGCGCGGGCTGGTCTTCGGTCAGCTGCGGCAAGTCCATCAGCACCGCCTCGGGCGCGCCGAACACGACGGCGCGCGTCAGCGACGCCGCGCGGGGATCGCCGGGCGGCAGATCGTAGGTCGCCCGGTCCTGGCGCACCGCCTCGATCCCGCGCGCCTCGGCGTCGGCAATGGAAACGAGCCGCAGATCGACCAGCCGCCCGTCGTGCTCCAGCCGGATCGCATCGGCCGGATCGAGCGCGAGGCGCGAGGGCGGCAGACGGAACGCCGCTGTCTCGCGCCCCACCCACGCCTCCATCAGCGCGCGGCGGCAGCGCCGCTCGGCCTCCTCGGGCGGCACCGCCATCGGGAAGGACTCGGACGCAATCCGCGTCGTGTCGACGGTGATGCGCCTCGCTTCGACGAGGGCGGCGTCGTAATCCTCGTCGGCGCGGGCGATCTGCCACTTCAACGCTTGCGGCAACTCCGTCTCCTGGCCGCGCGTCAGTTCCAGCACGTCGCCCTCGCGGGCGGCGACCAGATCGTCGGGCGCGAGGGTGGTGACGGAGGCCCGGCCACGCATGATGAAGCGGATCGTTCCCTCGGTCTCCATCGCGTCGAAGCCGAAGTGGCGCGACAGTGTGGTGATCGAGGCGCGCGGGCTTTCGAGCGCCGTGATCGAGTAGCCCTCGACCGCACCCCAGAGGCCGGTGACGTCGATGCTCGCCTCGGGTAGCCCGGCGCGCAGGCAGAGGTGCCGCACGAGCGCTGCCAGCGACACCGCGCCCAGCCGCCCTGTCAGCCAGTGCCCGAGCCGCCAGTTCGCCCCGTCGGTCCAGACGTCGGTCAGCGCCGGGAAGAACGGATAGGGTCGCGCGTCCCAGGTCCAGGCGGCGCATTCCGGCACACGCACCATCCGGCCGCCGTAGACCGAGGACACCGGGTTGTTCGCGGCCTCGCCCCACCAGAGGTACGTCGCCTCGAGATAGGCGCGCTGGATGGCGTCATCCCGCCAGCCCCGCGAGAAATGCGGCGTGAAGCTTTCCGACGACTTCGGGTCGAAGAAGACGTTGGGCTGGTTGGTGCCGCGGTCGATGGCGGGACAGCCCAACTCGGTGAACCAGATGGGCTTCGACTGCGGCACCCATGCCGTCGGCGTGCCGCTCTCCACCCCGCCGAGCCGGTCGTAATGCGCGTTCGACCACCAGGCGCGCAGATCCTTGTAGCGGAAGACCCACGGCTTGGCCGCCGCACCATCGGTGATCGGGGTGCGGACCTGCGCGGAGCGATCGGCCGCGCTGGCATAGAACCAGTCGAAGCCCTCGCCGCCCGCGATGTTTGCCTGTAGATAGCCCCGGTCGTAGATCGCGGGCCAGCCCTCGGCCGCGTCGGCATGCTCGAAGCCGTCCCGCCAGTCGGAGAGCGGCATGTAATTGTCGATCCCGACGAAATCGATCTCGGGATCGGCCCAGAGCGGGTCGAGATGAAAGAACACGTCGCCGCTGCCATCGCCCGGCTGGTGCCCGAAATACTCGCTCCAGTCCGCCGCGTATCCGATCTTCGTCCCGGCCCCGAGGATCGAGCGGACATCCGCGAGCAGGTCCCGGTAGGCCTGCACCGCCGGATAGGTGCTGGCGCCCGAGCGGATCGTGGTCAGCCCTGGCATCTCCGTCCCGATCAGGAACGCGTCGACCCCGCCCGCCGCCGCGCAGAGATGGGCGTAGTGCAGCACCATTCGGCGCAGGCCCCAGTCGCCGGGCGTTCCGATCCACGAAACCGACTGACCAGAGACGTTGAAGCTGGCGGGCGTGGCCGCGCCGAACAGCGCCGCGACCTGGCTTGCGGCCGTGGCGGTCTTGTCCACCGTCCCGGCGAAACCGGCCGCGGGCGAACAGGTGATCCGCCCACGCCAGGGAAAGGCGGGCTGGCCCGTCCCGGCGGCGTTGTCGGAATACGGGTTCGGCAGGCTGTTGCCGGGCGGGACGTCCATCAGGATGAACGGATAGAAGGTCACGCGCAGCCCGCGCGCCTTCATCTCCTGGATCGCCTGCACCACGGCGAAGTCGGACGGCGTGCCGCCATAGACCGGGCGGTCCTGGTCGTCGCGGCTGACGAGGAAGGCATTGGCGCGGCTGACGCCGTTGACCGACCAGCTGGCAGGCGTGGTCGACTTGGCCGAGACCTCGACGCCGGGCCGCACCTTGCAGGATCCTGCGCGCAGGTCGTCGCCGAACCAGGCCACGACGAGGCTGACGCTTTCGACTGCCGGGGCCATGGCCTGCAGCCGGTCGAGCGCCTCCACCATGTCGGTGGAGTCGGCCAGAGCGTTCAGGTTCTCGGGCACCGTCGCGCCGCCATCGGTCTTCCGGATCGCCTGCGTGGCGTAGGTGAACTCGCCCGAGGCGGGGATCATGGTGACGGCGCGGGTCAGCCCCTCGGCGGTATCGGGATCGGCCAGCGGGCGGAACACCTCGAAGGAGAGTTGCGGCAGGCGGTTGCCATAGGTGGACAGCGCGAGTTCCTCGAAGACCACATAGGCCGTGCCGCGATAGGCCGGGGTGTTCGCCGCACCCATCTTCGCGGCGATGAACGGATCGGCCGTCTGCGCCTCGTCGCCGGGATACCAGCGCCAGGTGACGCCGGAGAGGTCCATCGGCTTGCCGTCGGCCCAGATGCGGCCGATGCCGGTGATCGGGCCTTCGCAAAGCGCCACGGCGAAACTGGCATAGTAGAGATACTCGGTCGTCTTGACCTTGCCGCCCCCGCCGCCCTTGCCGCCGCCCTGCGTGGTTGTCTTCGTCTCCTCGCGAAAATCGGTCGCCCAGATGATGTTGCCGCCCATGCGCATGCGCCCGTAGAGCCGCGGGATCACCGCGCCCTCGGTGGCCGAGGTGATGCGCAGCGTGTCGAGCCGCGCGCCCTCGATGCGCTGGGTGGGCGCCAGCGACGAGATGATCCAGCTGTCGACCACCGACCCGATGCTGGAGCCGATGAAACCGCCGATGGTCGCGGCGCTGACGCCGAGGATCGCGCCGCCGATCGAACCGCCAATGGCGGCGCCAGCGGCGCCGAGAACGAGGGTGGCCATGTCGGGGTCTCAGCGTTGCGGAAACAGGAAGGCGAAGGCGATGCGCCGCAGCCAGTATGGGGTGAGCGGTTCCTCGATCACGCCGAGCCGCTCATAGGCGTGGAGGAAGCTGTCGGGACCGGTCAGGATCCCGACATGCTTGGCGATGGCCCGGGGCTTCATGCGGAACAGCACCAGCGCGCCGGGCCTAGCAGCTGCCGTTTCCACCTCGATCATCATCCGCCGCGCGCCCTCGGCCAGAACTTCGCGCGGTCCGGTCTCGCCCCAGTCGCGGCTGTAGGCCGGTATTGGGAAGGGTTCCGGCCCCACCACCTCGCGCCAGACGCCGCGCGCCAACCCAAGGCAGTCGCAGCCGACGCCCCGAAGGCTCGCCTGGTCGTGGTACGGCGTGCCCAGCCAGGCCCGCGCGATGGTGATGACGCGTGCGGGATCGGCTGATGCGAGGCGTTGCGTCACAGCACGCCGCCCTCGTGCCCGCCATCCTTGGTGGCGTAGCGCAGCACGGCGTCCTGGCCGGGGATGTGCGGGAAGCCGCGGAAGTTGACGGTGTTGGCGAACTTCGCGCCGCAGGTCTCGATGCGCTTGTCGCAGCCGGCGCGGATGATGAAGGCATCTCCCTCAGCGATCGCGCGCACCGGCGCTTCGAGCAGCGTCAGGATCGCGACGCCATCCGTGACGTCGTGGCCCAGCACTTCCGCGCGACGCCCCGCATTCGCGCCGCTGGTCCATTCGATGGTGCCGAAGGTGAACCACCCGGCGTCGAAGGCGCCGAGGCCCGAGGCCGTGAAGGCACGGTCGCGCAGAAGGTCGATCACCGCGCCCGTGCCCTTGAAGGCGGGGTCCTCCAGATCGACGCCGCAGCGCGCGTCGCCAAGCGCGGCATCGCAGGTCGCCTGAAAGGTCCGCCCGACCGTCTGGCCCAGCACATGGGCGAGCGAGCGCACCTCGGCGACGAACGCCAGTCGCCCACGCCGAATCTGGCCGATGGCGCCTCGGCGCATGAGGACGCGCTGGCTCGTGTCGGCCCAGTTCACCCGCCACACCTCGACCTCCGCATTGTCCCAGCGGCCATCGAGAATGTCGGTCTCGGTAATGCGGTCCGAGGTCAGCACACCTTCGGCGTCCTGGGCATCGACCGACAGGTCCGAGCCCGACCGGACCTCGGAGGCGGTCAGACCGCTTTCTGGCTCGAAATCCGTGCCGTCGAAGCTGAGCGTCCGGTCGTGATCGGTGAAGCCGAAACTCGAACCATCGGCGCGCGCGATCCGCCAGCACCACGCGAGCGTGGTCGTGCCCTCGTCGAGATGGGCCTGCAAGGCAGGAGCGAAGGTCTTCATCGGCGCAGTTCCAGAAGCGGAATGGAGGTGATCGAGCCGAGCCGCTCGAGGTCGAGCGTCACGTCGAGCGCGTCGGTGTCGAAACGGACGGGCACGTCGAACTCGAAGCCCGCGGTGATCGCGACGCCAGCGCCTGGCGCGGCGCTGAAGGTGACGACGCCGGTCGTGGCGTCGACCGACCAGCCGGAGGGCTGCTCGATCCCGCCAAGCGCGATGCGCACGGTGCCCGCCACTGGCTTGGCGATGGCGCGCGTCCACGATTGTGCGCCCGAGGCGTAGCGCTTCACCAGCTGGAAGGCGGTCGTCGTGCCGTCGCCGGTGCCGATCGACTGATCGGTGGGCGATGGCGTGCCCGAGGGCAGGCAGGACTTGTGGTCGCCCCAGTCCTTGAAGCGGAATCCATGGAGCCGACCGTTCCGTGCCTCGAAGAAGGCGACAACCACTGCCAGATCGTCCGCGCGGCGGATGCCGTAGGCCAAATCGTAGCGGCGACGCGAGTTGGCCCAGCTGGCGTTGCGCTCCTCGTCGCCCGAGGTGAGCTCGACGATCTGGGTGCGCCGCTCCGGCCCGCCCCGCGCGCCGCGGCTGATGTTGTCGGGAAACCGGACCTCGTGAAACGCCATCAAGTCTCTCCATGGTTCGTGCTCTGGCCCCCGCAACCGGTTCCCACTTGCGGGGTCGCACTCACATGCCCCTCCGCCCGAGCGACACGGCCCGGGCGATGTCGGCGGCGACCTGCGTGCGCGACTGGCGGAAGCTCTCGGCGTCGCGCGCCAAGATGGTGACGTTGACCCCGCCGCCCGCGCCGTAGCTCTGCGCCTCGCGCCGCGACAGCACTCGCTCGCCCCGCTGGAGGATCGCGGGCACCTCGTCATGGCGGAGGCCGGCCATGCCGCCGCCATGCATCCGGGGCGCAGCGGCGAAGGCCATGGCCGGGACCATGCGCGAGGGACCGGCCGATCCGACCATCCCGCCCGCATGCAGGACGTTGGCGAAGATGCCGCCCGCGCCGGAGAAGACACTGGAGAGCGCATTGGCGATCGGCCCGAGGATGAACCGCCGTGCCGCGAGCTGGGCGAGATCGGCCAGCAGCGAGGTGACGAGATCGCGGAAGTTCAGTTTGCCGGTCTTCACGAACTGGCCCACCGCGGTCTCGGCCGACTGGAAGGCGCCGACGAGGCTCTGGCCGATATCGCCGCCGATTTCGCGCGCCTTGCTGGCGTAGTCCGACAGCGCCGCCGTGACGGCCTGCCAACCGGTGACGGCAGCTTCGGTCGCGGGCTCTGCTGCCGCGGCAGCAGCCCCGGCCGCCGCACCGGCGCCCGTCGCGGCGCGTCCGGCATCGCCGAGCGCCGTCTCCAGCCGCTCGGCCGCACCCGTGGCCTCGGTCAGCGCATCGGCACTCGCCTCGTCGGTGCCGCGCACGGCATCGCGGAGCGCCTGCCAGCTTTCGAGCGGCGCGCGGGCCCCTTCGGCCAGATCGCGCGCCGCGCCACGGTAGACATTCGCGGACTCCAGCGCCCGGGCGGCCGCGCCCGTGAGCCCGAGATCGGGCGCGGTGAGCGGGTTGTCCTCGAAAGCCCGCTCGAACGCCGCCTGCGCCGCCGTCGTGGCGGCACTGGCCGCGCCCTCGAAGCGGTTCTCGATCTCGCCGAGGTCGAGGTCCGGCACCAGCGAGATGCGGCGCTCCGACCCGAGCGCTTCCAGCCCCTGGTTGATACCGCCGATGAAGCCGTTGATGCGCGAGACCACGCCGTTCAGCATCGCCTCGACGCCGTCGACGAGGCTGTTGGCCGCCTGGAACGCCAGATCGCCGATGGCGGCGGGCAGCAGACCCCAGATCGCCTTGATCGCCTCGTAGGCCCCCTCGAACGTGTTCGCCGCCGCATTCCCGAAACCGACGACGCTCTCGATGGCGCTCTGCATGCCCGATGCGGCATCGGCCTTCAGATCGAAGAACATCGCCGTGACGGCCGAGCTTGCCGCAGCAGCGCCCATCCTGATCCGCTCCCAGACTTCGACCGCGAGGTCCTTCAGGAGCGACATCGCCTCGCCGAAGCCGCCCGCACCGGAGACGAGGCGGGTGAACTGATAGACAAGCTCGCCTGCGCCCACGATCAGCGCCCCGATGCCGGTGCGGATCAGCGCGCCGCGCAAGACGACCAGCGCCGTGGCGAGGCCACGGACCGAGAGCGCGGCGGCGGCCATTCCGGCGACCCAGCGTCCCGCGAGAAAGGCCGCGAACGTGGCGGCATAGGTGGTCAGGCGGCCGATGTTGTCGAAGAGGCCGCGGATCGCGATGCCGAGCGGCCCGGTGCGGCTGGCGACCGCCGCCATGGCGTTGGCGACGGCTTCCAGCGCTGGAGCGGCGGCGACGGCGAGCTGGTTCGACAGCCCGCGCCAGATCAGCCCCAGCCGGGAGATCGCGTCGTTCGTCCGCTCGATCTGGTCGGCATCCTGCTCGGAGACGACAACGCCGAAGGCAAGCACATCCTCGGTCGCCTGGCGCAGCGTCGCCGTGTCGATCCGCGACATGGCGATCGAGCCTTCCTCGCCGAAGAGCTTGCCCGCGACCGCCGCGCGTTCGGCGGCAGGCACGAAGCTCTCGATGGCGGCGTTGATCGCGCCCACGCGCTGATCCAGCGGCAGGGCGATCAGCTCGTTGGCCGAAAGCCCGAGCCGGTCGAGCGCATCGGCGGCGGGGCCGGTCCCGGCCGCCGCCTGGCTGAGACGGCGCGTCAGATCCTTTGTCGCCTGCTCAATGCCGGACATGGAAACGCCCGCCAGTTCGCCCGCGCGCTCCAGCGTCTGGATCGAGGCGACCGTAGTGCCGAGCGACTGCGCGAGCTTCGCCTGCGCATCGACGGTCTGGAGTCCGGAGCGCACCATGGCCACCCCGGCGGCGGTGGCAGCGGCGACGGCGGCCGCGGCGGCCACGCGAACCCGGCGCGAGAAGGCCGCGAGCCGGGCGTTGGCCGCCTCCATCTCCCGGCTGAGCCGTCCGAAGCCGCGCGACCCGGCCTCACCGACACCCTCCAGCTCGGCGCGCACCTGGCGTCCGCCCACGGCCGCGAGGCGGACGCTAACCCGTTTTTCCGCCATGGGAGTGATCCATCTGTTCGTTGAGCTTGGCGACCATCACCGCTTCGATGACGGGAAGAAGCTCGGCCATTGCGAGCGGCGGCACGCCGAGCGCGTTCCCGAGCGCCAGCGCCGAAGACATGTCCCAGCCGATCACGGCGCCGGGCAGGACACGCAACTGGCCGCCGAGACGACCGACCAGGTCCCAGACCTGCCAGCCCTCCGGTGTTTCCGGACGGTTCAGCCGCGCCGGGCAGTCCGGGCAGGTTTGCGCGCAGGCTTCGCAGTATCGGTCGCCCCCGCCGAAGGACCATTCGGCGAGAGCGCGGAGGCGTTTTTTTCCTGTTCCAGCAGCAGGCCCTTCGAGACGTAGGTCAGCTGGAAGGCCTCGAAGATCGGCCAGACGTCGAGCAGAGCATCGATGGCTTCCGGGCTCGGGTCGATCGCGTTGCCATCGGCATCGCCGATGCCCTCCCAGGCGAGAACCGCGCGGCGCGCGAGCGCCTTGGCGAAGGCGACGGCGCGCTCCTCGTCCGAGGCGTCCTCGGGCACGGTCTCGACGGCCGGGTCGCTGCGGGTCGCCACCATCAGCGCCGTGGTCAGTGGGCGCAGTTGCACCCGGACGCCGGGCGCGAGGTCGTGCCAGCGCGGCGCGTTGGTCAGGTCGAGCGTCAGCATCCTCAATACACCTCTATCTCGTTGATCAGGGTCGCGGTGCACATCCGGCCAACGACACTGTCGCGGGCGGCCTGCCAGTCGAATGTCGCCTGAACGCCCTGCGGCCCGGAGATCTCGATCCGCGGGCGCGGCAGGTAGACGGCGTGCACCGTGAAGGTGAAGCTCTCGCCGGACGGCAGGACGTAGGCGAACTCCATCTCGCAGGCGTCGCCATTGATCGCCTGCGTCACCAGCGTCTGGTCGGCGAAGCGCACCTCGATCCGGCCGGTCAGCGCGGCAATGGACGGGTCGGCGCCGTCGATGCGGCCGTCCGAGCGGATGGTCTCGATCCGGTCGAGGTTGTTGGCATAGGTGATCTCGGCCGAGACCACGTTGCCGAGGGCGGTGCCATTGCGCGTGATCGCCCCGTTGAAATGGCCGAAGCGCTTCAGCTCCAGCGCGGCCGGCGTCCCGGCGCTGGTGGTCGTGCCGACCGTCTCGCCCTGTGCCACCAGCCGCGCAGTTGCCGTCAGCAGGCCGGAGCGCTGCATCTGCCAAGTGATCTGGTCGAGCACGCAGCCGGAATACATCGCATAGCGTGGCACCTCGGGCATTCCGGTCTCGATTGACATCGAGGGTAGCGTCCAGGACCCGGATTGGAACTCGTGGGTGTACGGGGCCTCTACGCCCGTGGTCGTGGACGCGCCGAAAGCCGCCTTCAGCCAGAAGCCGAATGCCTCCGCGTCGAGCGGCACCACGACATCGCCGTCGGCCGTCACGGCATCCTTGATCGGCGCCAGCGGATCGCGGCCGTAGCCCAGCAACTCCGAGTTCAGCAGCGGCTGCTCGGCACCGAGCGAGGTGCTGGCAAAAGGCATGCGGGTGAAGCCGCTGGCAGGCGGCGTTCCATAGGTCGTCTCGAACGCAAGCGCCATCTGCGCCCGCGCCCCCTGGGCTCGTGCCATGGTGTTCTCCTCGGGTTGTCGGGATCAGCCGAGCGGATCGGCCGTGGAATAGTGCAGCACCACCGGGATCACGGCGGCCTTCAGGCTGGCCGCACCCTCGACCGGCAGATCGACAGACCGCGGAGCCTGCGCCTCTACCCAATCGCAGAGCCCGCCCAGCGTTCGGTCGACAGCGAGTGCCGAGCCGATACTGGCAGTCAGCGTGTCGAAGGCGGCGTCACGGTCGGCGCTCTGCACGACCGCCTCGATCTCGGCGCGGTGCTGGTAGTGGTAGGCCAGCGGCGACAGCGTCACCTCCGGATCCCCCGGCTCGCCGTCGCGCAGGATCAGCAGGCCGTTGGACGGCACGCGATCGGGCAGCACCTCACCGCGCAGGGCGGTGGCGGGCAGCGCCGACAGCCGCGCGTGCAGCGCGGTGAGGATTGTTTCGCGGGGGGTGGGCATGCGACCTAAACACCTCGATGTACTGGCGCAGGGCAAGACTTAGTCTTGAGCGGTCTGTCCTACTGTGAGGGAGCTTCCCGCAAGGCATGCCCTCTATTTATCCTAGGAGAGCCGGGACCCGAAGGCTGCTGGACCAGGCCTTCGGTCAAGAAGGGGTTGCAAGACAACTGAAAATGCCGCCCAATGGTCGAAAATTGCGGAGTTTACATGATCACAATTGGTATACGCGTATCACCCGGCGCTGTGACATTTGCCGTCTATGATTCTGATAATGACGAAGTCGTTAATCTCGACGCGATCCTAATACCAGTAGCGTTCGATACACCTGATGCATTGAAATACGTGCGAAGCAATCTTCTAGATATTTTGCGCGAGTACGGTGTGCATCGTGCAGGCATTCGGACTACCGAGCCGAGCGCGCAACGCATGAACATCAGCCGTATCGAAATGGAAGGTGTCATTCAGGAGTCTTTCGCAAGTAGTGATCTAGAGTCTTATTACATCGGTCATGTATCATCTATCATGTCGCGTCTCGGGCTTCCGCGAACTGAATTCAAACCACTGGTAGACGGTGACCAAGACCCAAACATTGAGAATTGGGACAAAATGAGCAAGGAGGAGCGTGAAGCAGTCCTTTGCGCAAAGGGGGCGGTCAATGCTTAAGCCTTACAAGAGAGCTGAACTGGCCTTCGAGGAGCTCCGTGAAATTGGCGCCGACGGTAGAAATTCAACGACTTGGGTAGTCAATGATGTGCAGCTTGGCGCTGAAATCGTCATGAAGACCATAGCCAAAGCACAACTACGCGACGTGAGCGAATTTTTTGATGAAGCAAAGTCGCTTTATGCAACGGCACATCAGAATGTTGTGCAAATTCACTATGCCTGCGAGGACGCAGATAACGTCTACATTGCGATGCCATTTTACAGAAGAGGGTCGGTCAAGGGTATCATGGAAGCCGCCCATTTGACCACACGTGAGATCATTCGCCTAGGCTGCCAGTTGTTAAGTGGATTGCACAACATTCATAGCAAGGGCTTAATTCATTTCGATATAAAGCCTGACAATATTTTGCTTTCAAATAGAGGTGAGGCGATGCTTTCTGACTTCGGTCTCGCCAAGCAAGTGCATCTGGGAGTCGCAGTTCCGAATGGACTATACATCCGCATGGCACCTCCGGAAGCGACAGGACAACCACCATTCGATCTGCGGTTCGATATTTATCAAGTCGGCCTTACCCTTTATCGCATGGCGATTGGCAACGATGCGTTTAATTTCCAGTTCGCGCGATTCACGCAAGGCGGTGGACTTGATGTGGCCACCTTGGCGGCAGAGATCCAGGCAGGGACGTTCCCAGACCGGCAAGCCTTTCATGAGCACGTACCGATGCGGTTGCGACGCGTGATCACCAAGTGTCTTGAACCCGATCCTGACGCTCGATTCAGTTCCGCGCTCGCGGTGGCTAATGCCCTCGCCGCCGTCGATGACAGTTTAGACTGGCGTTTGGAGAAGGGCGTTGTTAACAAGATGTGGACTAAGAACGAAGCTGGAACTCAGAAGTGCTTCGTGGTGAACCAAGATGGTTCGACGGAGTTTACCACGACGGCAGCTGGTGGACAGCCGCGCAGAAAGCGGGATCTGTGCCGCCCGAGGATGACTCGTCGCGACATAGAGGGAGTTCTGAGGCAAAATTGATGACCAAGACCAAGAACAATCCGGAGAAGTATAAGCGTCGAGAGGTAACGGCACCGAAGGGCCGACCGTCGCGTGTGGTCGCTTTGGATTTCTCGTCACCTTTTTTCACCAAACCCGTGCATGCTGGGTATCTCGACTGGCGTAGCTTGCCGAAGCCTACTAAGCGTTCATAATCGCGGCGCTCTGGCTCCGGGGGAAACCAAAGCCTCCGAATGGGATCCACCCACCGGAAGAGCGAAAAAGGCTGAAGTACGCGTTTGTCGACTACACGTGTCCTTCCACCCAGTTCCCCACGATCAGCCCCGGCACGCTGTCCAACGCCCGGTCTGCATCTCGTGCGAGGTCCAGCCGCTTCGGCAGTTTGACCTGCGGCACCAGCAGGAAGATCGGCGCGGTGACCTTTCCGCGCCCGGTCTTCGAGCGCGACACCACCGCCTGACCCTTCGTGTTCAGCCGCCCCTCCGCCACCAGCAGGCTCGGGCCGGTGCGACGATAGACAAAGCGCAGGCGCAGGCCGCGCCGTCGTTCCCATTCGCCGGGCGTGATGCGGCCGCCGCGCAGGGATTTGCCAGCAGCTGGCAGCGGGATCGCCAGCCAGAACCCGTTCTTCGAGCGGATCAGCGGCCCCGTGTCATGCGCGCCCACGATGACCGGAGCTTTCGACCAGACCAGCGCCGCCGCGTCCAGGCTCTCGCCCGACCTCGGGAAGTTCTGGCTCCGGATCGAGTTGGCCAGCCGGGGCCCGAGCCCCGCGCCGGTGATCTGCAGCCTCCACGCGGTCTTCAGCCCGGTCCCGGCCTCGCGCATGGCGGCTGTCACCGCGCGTTCGCCCGCCGCCACCTCCGCCGCCATCATCGCGACGATGTCTGGATCGATGTCGAGCTTCAGTTTCACGCGGGCCTCAGATCCACGGTCCAGACCAGCCGCTCGCGGTCGCGAACCGGCTCTCCCTGGATGAGGAAGGCGTCGCCGTCGATCTCGATGCGATCGCCCGGACGCGGGCTCGCCACCTCGGCGACGCGCAGGTCGATCCGGGTGGTCTCGGACCAGAGCCGGGCATCGCCGAAGTCGGAGACGACATCCGCGCGCCGGGCGACGGCACGCACCAGCACGGGCGCGCCGCCGTCGGCGATGTAGATTGCGTCCCGGCCGATATTGGGATCGGCAAAGAGCGCGCCCACGGCGGCAGCGAAGGCGCTCATCAGAACGTCGCGTTCAGGCGCACTCGGCCAATGGTGTCGCCCGCGCCGCTCGCCACCGCCTCGACGGCCACGCCGATCAGTGTGTTGTCGGTCGCGACCGTGGTGCAGCGCTTGTTGGTGCCGTCCCAATAGACCTTGGCGCCGACGGTCCAGGCCTGGGAGCCGACCTTGGTGATGTCGAACACGCCGACGAGCGCGGTCTCGACGGGCTCGCCGAGGGCGGCCGCTCCCGCGGCGATGCCGAAGATGGAGCCGACGAGCAGGCCATCGCCGGAGGCGACGGCATAGGGTGCGGTCAGGGTGATGGTGTTGCCGGGCTGGACGAAGTTTTTCATGGGGAGGATCCTTGTGGAAAGACGAAGGGCGGCCCGTCAGGACCGCCCGCGTGTCAGGGTTCGGCATGGGGTGCGGGTTACGCGCCCGGGTTCTTGTAGAGGCCGCGCCAGTCGATGGCCTTGGCGCCGAAATCGAGGCGGCACTTGATCTCGACGCCGTCGACGTCGAAGCCGTTGCGCGTCTCGATGTAGGCGCCCTGCTGGCCTTCGAGATAGGCGTACTCGATGGTGTCGATCTGGTTCGGGCTGGCCGCCAGATACCAGGCGGTCTCGCTGGCGGCGTCGAGCCGGGGCTCGCTGATCGGCGCCAACGTCCGGATCGATTGCGGCACCACGCTGGACGTCGCGGCAGGGACGAGGTTCTGGGCGACCATCTGCTCGGCCTTCAGTTCCAGCGAGGCGGGCACGATCAGGAAGGCGGGTCGGACGTTCAGCACCGTCTTCTTGTCGAGCCCCGTCTGCTTCGCCATCGCCGCGCGGGCCGCGCCCACCGCCTCGACGGCCAGCGCCGTCCCGGTCCCCGCGAGGTTCTTGTGGGTGGTGTGGAAGAGCGCGTTTCCGTCGGCCATCGCCGGGTTGGCGGTGATGATCCCCCAGACCACGTCCGACTCCAGCTGCGCGATGGAGTTGCCGTACATCGCCGGGATCCGGGTGAAGGCGTCGAGATCGTCGTTGATCAGCGTTTGGCGGGTGATCGCGACCACCCGGCCGTAGGTCTTGACCTTGTAGCTCTCCTTGCTCTCGCCGAGCGTCCCGCGCTTGAACTCGCCGCTCTCGCCGACTTCCAGAAGCTGAGGGGCCTCGCCCAGCTGCACCCGGTGCATCGCCTTGAAGTCGGTGGCCAGCACCTGGCGGCAGAACAGCATGAAGGTGCGGGGATAGGCCTCGTAGGCCTGACGCAGGGTCTTGTTGGTGACTGCCGACAGGATCTCGGGGAAGTCCGAGGTCGAGTGCAGGGCCCGCGTCGCCACCTCGTCGCGCGACAGGCCGCGCGTGTTCACCCCGGCATTGCCGAGGCTTTCGCGGGCCAGTTCCAGCAGCGTCATGCCGCGGTACTGGCGCGCGGCGTCCTCCAGCTGGAACAGCGTCGGGCTGTAGCGGTGCAGCAGCGCGTTCGCCACCGCGTCGCGGCGGGTGATGTGTTCGTCCCGACCGCCGAGCGGGACGGAGACATGGCTGAAGGTCCGGGTCTCGTCGGATTTCGCGGCGACCTGATCGAGGATCAGGCGGCGGGACTCGTCGACGCTGACGCCGCGTTTCACCAGATCCTCGGCGAAGCCGCGCTCGAGGTTCAGCCGCCCGGCCAGGTCGTAGATGGTGGAGACGCGGTCGCGCTCGGCCTCGCGGGCGCGGGTGGCAACCGCTTCGGTGTCGGGCGCAGCGGGGGCATCGGTATTCTGAAGCTTCGGCTGCGTGCGGGTTTCGACTCCGGCGACCTTCGGGTCGGGCGCAGCCGGTTTCGGCTCGGTCATGGGGGTGTCCTCGGTTTCGACCGGCTCGGTCAGCTGGGTGGTGGCGGGAGTTGCGGCGTCGCGCGAAGGGGTCTGGGTCTTGTCCGTCATCGGGGATGCTCCTTGCTCTGTGGGGGCGTCCCGGCGTTGGAGGACGCAGTCGTGAAGGGGGTGCTGGGCGCGGAAGCCTGCGGCGGGGTCGGCGCCGACCGCGACGGCGGAAACCTCGAACGGCGTCCAGTCCACCGCGCGCCAAAGCTCGCGGGCGGCCTCGGGCTTCGAGACCTCGAAGCGGTGGACCTGATAGCCGATGGAGACCGCGCGGATGTGCCCGGCCTGGATGTCGCGCCAGATCGGTTCGACATCGGCGCGCTCGCTGATCCGCACGAGCGCGATGCCGCGTCCGTTCTCGATCCGCGCCGAGCCCGGCACGACCGAGCCGATCACTGCATCGAGCGTGTCAAGCTCATGCACCTTCAGGAAGGGCGCGCCCGCGTTCAGCCGGTCGAGCCGGACATGGGCCGGATCGAGGCTCAGTTCCTCGTCATAGGGCTCGCCGAAAAAGGTCGCGCGGCGGACGCGCGCGCCTGCCGACCAGACCACCTCGACGGTGCGGCTGTCGGCATCGGCCGTGTTCGGCGCAAGCTCCGCCGACCGGCGCATGGCCGGCAGTTCGATCATCGTGTCCATGAAGGTCAGTCCTGTTGGTCGGCCTGTGCCGGATCGGTTTCCGCGTCGGCGGAGGGGTCGTCGGCAGGTTCGTCAGCATCCGGATCGGTGGCCGGATCGCTGGTCTGCGCGCTGCCGGTCTTGGTCACGCGGCGGGGATCGCTGTCGAGCACCAGACCCAGCGCGTCGAGCTTGGCGTTGGTCGCGGCGATCTCGGCCAGCACGGCGTCCGGGTTGCGGCCCTGCCGCGCGATCACCTCGGCCAGCGTCATGGTGCCCGAGCGGATGGCAAGCAGGTTCGCCATCGCGTCCTTCTGCGGATCGACCGCCTCGAACTTTGGCGGCGACCACTCGACGGGCACGGTCGGTGACGGGATCTGCCCCGCCGCCCATGCGGCCTCGGTGAACCACCGCCAGACCGGCGCGCAGAACATCGGGATGAACAGCTGCCACTGCACGGCGTCGATCTGGCGGCGGAACTCCACGAGCCCCGCCCGGATCGAGGAATAGTTGACCTGGCTGAGGTCGCCGGTCAGCAGCTCGTAGGGCACGCGGAAGCCCGCCGAGATCGTGTGCAGGCTCGCCCGCTTGTATTCGCCGTAACCGCCGGTGGCCGAGGGCTGGTTGAAGCGGATGTCCTTGCCGCCGCGGGCATAGGCGATCAGTCCCGGCTCGAACTGCTCGACGCGGTTTCCATCCGCGTCGACCACGGAGGGCGCGATGCCCTGCTGGGCCTCATCATCGCCGAAGACGATGGCGGTGACGCAGGCCTCGGTCTTCTTGCGGACCAGCTCGGCCACCTCGTAATCGTCGAGATCGCGCAAGCTGCGGATCACCGGCGCGCCCCACGGGACGCCGCGCGCCTGCGTGCGCTGCTTCTCGTAGACATGGGCGATCTCGCTTGCCGGGACCGGGCGGCTCTGCAACCCATTCTGCAAGGCGCCATAGGCATCGCCCGGGTGTTCGGCATGGAGCCAGTAGGCTCGGCGCTTGCCGACCGGATCGAACTCGATCCCCTGCACGAGGCGTCCCGCGCCGAGGGCTCCGGACTTCGTGGCGTCGAGGAAGTCAGCCTCCAGCACCTGCAATTGCAACGGCACCGGCAAGCCGTCCGAGGATCGCCGCGGGCGGCGGCGCACCAACACCTCGCCCGCCTCGACCATCTCGCGGCAGATCAGGGTCTGGAGCCCATAGAAGTCCAGCTGGCCGTCGGCGTCGCAGTCTGCCGTCCAGCGTTCGAACAGCGCGTCGACCGTGCGGTCCAGCGTGTCGTCACCACTGGCGGCGCGCGGCATGATGCCCGCGCCGATGATGTTGTTGACCAGCACCGCCACGGCCTTGGCCGCATGCGGATTGTTGCGCACCAGATCCCGCATCCGGTCGCGCAGCAGCGCCCCGGCCACGCCGATCTCGGTGTCGGCCGAGGATCCCGGCGCGCGCCAGCCCTCCGTCCGCCGCCCGCGCGCGGCCCCGTCATAGCCCCGCGTCAGGCTCTCGAAAGCCTGACGCGCCATCACGCGTCGAGCCGCCATGCGCGGCGCCACCGTGGCGATGGCGTGGTCGAACCAGGTCGCCGACATCAGCGATCCCCGCGCGAGAAGCCCGCAAGCCCGGCCACCGGCAGCGGCCGCGTGGCCCCCGCGATGGCGCGCTCGATGGTCCGGATGCGGGCGAGCAGGTCCTCGGCCGAGCCGTAATCCACCGACTTGCCGTCATAGCTCACCCGGGTCGTGCCGCTGGCATAGGCCCGGCGCAGCGCCGAGAGCTCGGTTTCCGTCCAGTCTGCCATGTTCAGAACCATCCTCCGCGCCGCCCGAGCCAGTCGGAGCGGCGCTTGCCCTGCGGGGTCTGTCCCGGCCGGTTGATCTGCCCCGCGGGATCGGTGTCGGTGGGGGCCGCCCCGAGCTGATCCTCGAGGTCGCGCCATTTCTCGTCGGGCCAGCGGTCCGCGCCCGCGATCCAGGCGGCGGCGCGGGCATAGACCCGGCAGTCCAGCGCCTCGTTGCGCTCGCGCAGCTTCTGCCATTCCAGCCGGGCGAAGCCGCGCTTGGTGCGCACCGTCACCAGCTGTTCGGCCACGAACTGCTTCAGCCATTCGTTCTCGACCCAGTGCGGAAGGTGCACCGAGCCTGGCGGGAATGCCGCCCCGTCGGCCATGTCCTCATCGGTCGGACGCGCCAGCCGCAGGAAGCGGTAGGTCTCGGCCTTGAAGGTCGACACCGCCACGGTCCAGAGCCGGGCACCGCGCCGCAGGCGTTTGCCGCCCTCGGTGGCGTCGACGAAGGTCGGGCCCGACACCGGGCTCGAGCGGTTGAACCCCTCGACGCCCTTCACCGGCGATACCTGCCCAAACCCCTGCGCCCGCGACCAGGAATAGACGGCCGGGGCCTCGTAGCCGGTGTCGATGGCGAGCCGTGCAATCCGCAGATGCGCGCCGCGTTCGTGCGGCCAGGACCGGTCGAGCAGCGCCGTCAGTTCCGACCATGCGTCGTGCCGGTCGGGCCCACCCTCGATGACGACGTGATCGACGAGCCACGACTCAAGTCCACGCCCCCAGGCCCAGACATCGACCTCGATCCGGTCCTTCTGCACGTCGGCGCCTGCGGTCAGGAACAGCCCGCCCGCGGGCACAGTGCCGGATGTCCAGCGCTCGCGGCGGTCGTAGAGCCGCTGCCAGTCGGGGGCTTCTCCGGTCTCGACCCATGTCTCGCCGAGGATGGTGTTACGGAACGCCTTGATCGCCTCGTCCGACCCCTGTGCCGCGTCCCAGGCCCGCACGATCCGCTCCCAGCTCAGCCAGCCGATCGGCGAATAGAGCGCTGAGAGGTGATACCCGACCGTCGTCGGATCGGCGGCCTTGGCGGTCGCCCGCCATTCGCCGCCCTCCAGCATCGCCGTCTTGTGGTGTTCGGCGATGGGTGTCTCACAGCCCTCACAATGATATTCCGCCGTCTCGGGGTGGCCTTTCTGCCAGCGCAGCCGTTCGAACTTCAGCCATTGTTGCTGGCCACAATGCGGACATGGCACGAAGAACCGCCGCTGATCACTGGCCTCGAACTCCCGCTCGATGCGCGACAGCCCCCGGATCGTCGGCGTCGAGACCAGGAAGACCTTGCGCCGATGCGCGAAGGTCAGTGACCGGGCTTCTGCCAGCGTCACCGGATCGCCTTCCTCATCGGCCGAGGCCGGATAGGCATCGACCTCATCGAGGAAAATGTAGCGCGCTGGCGTCGAGCGCAGCCCGACCGCCGAGTTCGCGCCGGTCATGATCAGGATGCCGCCCGCAAACTCCTTCGACAGCATGGTGTTGCCCGCGTCGCGGGATCGTGCCGGTTTGACCCGTTCGCGCAGTTCCGGACTCTCATCAATCAGCGGGTCGATCCGCTGTCGTGAGTTGCGTTTCGCCAGTTCCACCGTCGGCTGAACCGCCAACATCGGCCCCGGCGCCTGGTGGATCGCAAAGCCGATCCAGTTGTTGCCGGCCTCGGTCGCGCCGACCTGCGCCGCCTTCATGAACACGATCCGCTGCGTTGGATCGCCGGGGCTCAGCCGGTCCATGATCTCGCGCATGTAGGGCGTGCGCACCGTGCGATACCGCCCCGGTTCGGCCGAGGCGCGGCCCGAGAGCATCCGGTGCCGGTCCGCCCATTCCGAAACGGTCAGGTCGGGGTCTGGCCGGAGCCCGTTGCCCCAGGCGCGCAGGATCTCGCCCGCGCCGTCGAAATCCGTCAGGCCATCGCCGCTCTCACCGGAAGTCGGGCCGGACCTCGGCGAGTTCGTCGAGGTGGGCGCGTACATGTTTCTCCAGGACCTTCTGCATCGCGGCCGGCTCCACGGTGATCTGCTGGCCTGTCGCGTCGCTGCACGAGGCCGAGAGCTCGGCCGCCACCAGCGCCGCCGCACGTGCAGGCCAGTTCACCCATGCATCCCGTTCCTCCCGCGCCAGGCGGAACACCAGCGCCAGCGCGCGGGCCCGCTCGATCAACTCCCCCTTCAGCTTCTGGAGCCGGATGCGCCGCTCCTGCGCCTTCAGCACCTCGTTCGCGGTCTTGGCCTGGAGGAAGGTCGTGCCGCCGCCGACCGCCGGGACCGCCAGCCCCTGTTCGCGCAGCGTGTCGCCGACGGCGGCCACCGCCGCCTCGGGGACGGGCTTCAGCTTCGGCGCGGGCGGCTTCCTCGTCTTCGACGGGTCCGTCGTCTCGGCACGCCGGGCGTCGCTGGCGGCCGCGTTGATGCTGCCGTCGGGATAGAGGACCAGCCGCTCGGCCGTCTTCGCCTTCTGGATCGCGCCCCGCGACAGCCCGACATGCGCGGCGTACTGGCGCTCGCTCATGCCCTGCATCGACGGCTCCGATTATCATTCAAGATCATGCGCTTATCGAGTTGATAAGCGTCGCGGACAGAGGGAACGTGATCCCACGAAGACGATGCAACTCACCACGGAGCCACCACGATGACCGCCCGCCTGAACCCGATCACCACCCCGCGCTTTGAGGCCCGCGCCGAGAAGGCGCGCCGGAACAAGGAAGCCGCGCTCGCCGCCTTCATCAGCAAGAAGGCCGAAATCGACGAGATGCTCGCCCGCCTGCAGGCCCTCAGCGACGACCATTTCAACTGCCACCCCGACGAGGTGGGCTGGGCCATGGTCGGCACCCTCGAACACTACGCCAGCCTCCTGAAGCGCATCACCGACAGCGCTTTCGGCGAGGGCGAGCACGCCCGCTGATCTCCGGCGCTGCCGGAACTCCCGCCGCGCGCCCTGCGCGGCTCGGGGTCGTAGAAGGTGCCGCATGACGCGGGCCCGAATACGGAGACGACCCCATGACCAAGCTTTCCGATACCCAAGCCATCATCCTCAGCGCCGCCGCACAGCGCGACGACCGCATCGCCCTGCCGCTCCCCGACAGCTTGCGCGGCGGCGCTGCCGCCAAGGTGGTCGGTGCAATGCTCGCCAAGGGGTTCCTCAAAGAGGTCGACGCCAACACGCGCAAGGGCGAGCCCATGTGGCGCGAGACCGGCGACGGCCACGGCGTCACGCTGGTTGCCACCGACGCAGGCCTCGCAGCCATCGGGATCGAGCCCGAGGACGCGAACGCCGCGCCTGCGGTCGCGACGGAAGCGCCGACCGAGGAGCCCGCACCGAACACCCCCTCCGAGACCGCGCCCAAGACGCGCACGCCGCGCGAGGGCACCAAGCAAGCCACGCTGATCGCCATGCTGCGCGCGCCAGAGGGCGCGACCATCGAGGAGATCGTCGCGGCTTTGGACTGGAGACCGCACACGGTGAGAGGCGCGCTTGCTGGCGCGCTGAAGAAGAAGCTGGGCCTGACGATCACCTCCGAGAAGGTCGACGGAAGGGGGCGTGTCTACGCCATCCGTGACTGACACTCCGCACCGAAACGGACAGTTGCCGCCGCCCATCGCCGGGCGGCGGTTCTTCATTCTACACTCCGCATCCGGATCGCCTCGAACAGCCGCCTCAGCAGGTAGCCGCGCACCAGCGAAACGCCGACGAAGGCGATGCCGATCGTCAGATGCTCCGGGAGCCCCGTCTCGATCCCGAACCACGGGAATACGACGATCTGCGTGGCGATGGCCAAAACGTAGCCGACGACAACGTTTGCCGCGGCCTCGACCATCGACATGGTCCGGCTCTGCTTCATCGCAGGCTCTCCATGAAGGCCGTCACGAACTCCGCCGCGAGCGGCGGAACGATCGCATTGCCGTAGCCCCGCAGCAGCCCCATGCGACCGGGTATCCCATCAGCCAGCGGGAATGTTCCGGGCTCAACGGGCCGCCAGCGGTCATCGCGGCAGAGGAGCCAGTCCGGATCTCGCCAGACGCCGTCCGTCGCATCGGCCCCGGCAGGGTCGGCACCATCGACCAGTCCACCAGCTTCACCGTCCTGCGGCTCGCATCGGTGTTGCCGGCTGCATTGTATCGGTCCGTTGCGGGCGAGCCCGCCATGGCCGTCGGCCAACCCGCCAGCCAGACCTGCCGGCCGAGCAGCGCATTGATCGGCACCGCCCGGCATTCCGTTCCGTCCTTGTGATCCCGCGCCGAGGCCGTCGCCCAACCAGCGAGTGACTGCGTCCAGGGCGAAGGCACCGAAGAACAGCCGCTGGCGGATGTGCGGCGCGCCGATGCCCGCAGCCGGCAGATCGGCCGCCGCGACGGCGTAAGATGCCGCTTCCAGGTCAGCCGCCAGAGCATCGAACCACGCCCAGCCAGCCGCGACCTCAGTTGCTGTTCCAGCCGCACCGCCAACCGGTCCGAGCACTGCCGCGCTGGCGACCTGCTCGCCGAAGACGAGCTCCGGGCGGCAGGCCGCGACGAGCTGCAGGAAGGTCGGGGCGAGATGGCGGTCATCGTCCTGTCCCTTGCGCTGCCCGGCCTGGCTGAATGGCTGGCAGGGCGGCGAACCGGTCCAGACGGACAGATCCTCCGCTACGCCCGCGAGTCGCAGCGCGTAAGGCCAGCCGCCGATTCCGGCGAAGAAATGACACTGCGCGAAGCCGCGCAGGTCGGCGGGCTCCACGTCCAGGATGGACCGCTCGTCCACCTCGCCATGGGGCAGCAGCCCGGCCGCGATCAGTTCCCGCAGCCAGGCGCAGGCCGCGGGATCGGCATCGTTGTAGTAGACGGCCATCAGGCAGCGGCTTCGGCCTTGTCACCCAAGCGCTCGGCTCTCACCTGCGCGAAGGTTCGGCCATCGCCATCAAGGATCGCGTCGCGGCCTGTCTCGGCCTGCCAGCGCTCCACGGCCACATCGACATAGGCCGGGCTGATCTCCATCGCGAAGACGCGGCGGCCATTGGCCTCGCCCGCCATGATCTGCGAACCGGAGCCCGAGAACGGCTCGTAGCAGAGGCCGCCACGGGCGATGTGCTGGCGCATCGGGATCCCGAATGCGTCGAGGGGTTTCGGCGTCGGATGGTCGGGGCGCTCGTCCTTGGCGAAGGACGGCATCTCCCAAGTCGACGGCAGCGTCCGCTCGGCCACCTTCGGCGGGCGGTTCGGGCGGCGCCAGCCCATGAAGCAGGGCTCGTGCTTCCAGAGGTAATGGGAGCGGGTCAGAACCCCGCGGTCCTTCACCCATATGATCTGCTGATGGACGAAGGCGCCCGCCTTTTCCCAGCAGGCTTCCAGCATCGCCTGGCGGCGCGAGGCGTGCCAGCAGTACCAGGCCGCATCGTCGGTAATGGCTTCCGCTACAGCCGCCGCGATGAAGCCGTCGTAGAGCTCCGCGCCCTGCGAACTGTCGTCCCAGGTCGTGCCGTAGGACGCGGACCAGTCCTTGTTGCGGGTCGGATGGTTCGAGCCGTCGTAGTCGACCAGATACGGCGGGTCGGTCGCGAACAGGATCGCGCGCTCGCCATTCATCAGGCGGCGCACATCGGCAGCGCTGGTGCTGTCGCCGCAGAGCAGGCGATGGTCACCGAGGATCCACAGGTCTCCCGTCCGTGACGCCGGATTGCGGGGCGGTTCGGGAATGGTCACCGGTGGCACGGAGCCCCCGGCGCCACCTTCTTCACCGCCGTCTTCCGCGACGTAGGCCAACAGCTTGTCGAGCTCGCCGTCGGAGAAGCCAACCAGCGACAAGTCGAAATCCTCGGCCAGCAGGTCGTTCAGTTCGGCCGACAGCAGCGCCTCGTCCCAGGTGCCGAGTTCCGTCAGCTTGTTGTCCGCGATCCGGTACGCCCGCCGCTGCGCCTCGGTCAGATGCCCCAGCACGATCACAGGCGCCTCGGTCAGGCCGAGCTGCGTCGCGGCCAGCACGCGCCCGTGCCCCGCGATCAGTTCCCCGTCCTCGCCGACGAGGCAAGGCACGGTCCAGCCGAACTCGGCCATGCTGGCGGCGATCTTCGCGACCTGGTCCGCGCCATGCGCCTTCGCGTTCTTCGCGTAGGGCTGGAGGCGCGACAGCGGCCACGTCTCGATCGCGTCAGGGGCGAAGCTCAGCGTCATGGTGGGAAAGGTTCCTCGGTCGGGTGGATGCCGGTGGCTTCCGGACTCCGGATGCCGGGCCGGACTCCACGCAGGGTCCAGCGGCCACCAGCGGTGTCCGGTCGGAAGGCCAGCGTTCATTGGTGTTTGCGCGGGGCGCGCGTGGCTCCGGCTTCCGGGTGGCTTCCCAAAAATCCGGCCCTGTCGCTGGCGATGTCCCGCGCTTCGCCCGCCAGCATACGAATATCGCCAGGAAGGAACCAAGAACTCAATGGGTTAGCCCATTGGACCCCGGCTGGACCCTTCGCTGGACCCCGGAAGCCAGCGGCGCGGCGTCTGCCTGCGCGCTCCTCTCCCGAGCATATTCGTTTTCTAACGGCCTCGACGAAATGTGTAAGGCCCTGCGATGTACACCCGAAAATTTCCTCAGAGGACGATTTTTCTTGACAGGCGATTGGCGTTTTCGATGACGAACTGCTGCGAGCGTCGGGGCGACGGCACGCGACCGTTCAGCCGCCAAGTGATCACCGCCAGACCGTATTGCCAGCGCTTGGTCGCGGCCGTGCGCGACAGGCCGAACTGCCAGCAGATCGGCTTCCACGCCATGCCGTCGGCGCGGGCCCAGACGAGGCGCCCATCCTCGGGCTCGAGCCAGCGCAGCCAGAGCATCGCCTCCTCGGCCTGCGTGATCTGTCGCGGGCTGGGCCTCGGGCGACGCATCCGCGGCTCCTGACCGACCTTGTCGGCGAAGCTGTGGAAATACTCGGGCCATGCGTTGAAGAAGCCCTGCGGCATCACGCCCGGCATCTGCCGCATCACGCCCGCTGCGAGCTCCAGCCGGTCCTGCACCTGCGCTGTGGTCCACTCACCCATGACGCGCCTCCCGTTCCCGCTTGCCGTAGAGCCGCTCGCCGAGCTGACGGACCAGCTCGCGCTCGGGCCAGGTCAGGCGGTCGTCGTCGATGGCGACGGCCAGTAGTCCCTGGTCCTTCCAGCCGTCGCGCTTGACCTCGTCGGGATTGCGGCGGTGACCGCCGTAGCCCTTGGGCGTGAACCGCATGCCGCTCATTGCACACCTCCCCGGGTCTCCAGCGCCCAGAGCAGGATCGCGATGGCGTCGGCCTCGTTGTCGTCGGCGGGCGAGAAGCCGCGCGCCCGGGCGGCCGCCATCATGGCGTCCTTGTTCGCGTTGCCCTTGCCGGTGGCGTGGCGTTTGATAGTGCCGACCGGCACGCCCTGATAGGCGACGCCCGCAGTCTCGGCCCATGACGTCAGCGTGGCGAGCAGCCCGCCATAGACATGCGCCGCGTCGGTGCCGACGTGCCTGCGCACCTCCTCGAAATGGATGGCGGTGATGGCTCCAGCGTCGTGCGCCAGCTGCTCGAGCCAGCCCCGGAACCTCAGGTAGCGCATGCCGCCGCCGTCGTAGCGGCTCGGCCGGAAGGACACGGTGCCGCTGGTGATCAGACCGTCCGCCGCCTGCAGGGCCCACCCGGTCATGGTGCCGAGATCGAGGGCGAGAACGACCGGCACGCCGGGGCACGGGGCGCTCATGGGTGTCGGGGTCAGAGATACGTGGGCCATGATCGGCTCCTTTCCGGGTTGCTGCTCGATGGGGTGACGGGCGGGACATCCAGCCTTTGAAATTGCCCAGGGGTAGGTGGTGACCCTCCCGCGCTTGGCGGGGAGGTCACCTACCCCTTTAGGGGGGCGTTTTCCGGATTCTGAAATCTGCTCCAAGGCATTGATCCAAAACAGAACTTCCAGAATCCGGAGCAGAATTCGGAAAGGCCCTTCCGGATTCTGGAAAGCACCTTCCAAACCGCTGAGAACAAAGCGGAAAAGCCAGAATCCAGAATTCGCACGGGGAGCAGAATTTGCGGATTCTGGCCAGAATCCGGGGCTGCGGAGCCAGAATTCGCGGCGGGGAACGGCGTGAATTCTCATGCCTCGTCCTCCTCCTGATAGACCCAGACGGAGGGGTTCTCGACGGGCAGGACGGCCCCGGTCTGCGGGCATTTGTAGTGGCTGGGCAGCGCCGGGATCAGCTCCGGCGTGACCTCGCCCGTGTCGGGATCGACGGTCTCGCCGCCCGTGCCGAACAGCATTCCCTCGACGCAGAGATAGCCGTATTTGCTCCGCTCCGCGGCCAGGCCGATGCGCGTGGCGGCAGGGCCGCGGATGAACTTCACCTTGCCCTTGGTGGCGAGAACGCTGAGCCGGTCGTGGACGATGGTCCGCCCGCCGAGGCCGCCGGTATTCTCGAAGGCTTCGGAAAACTGGGCGAACGTATAGAGCTTGCCGCGCCGCGCCTCCTCGTAGAGCAGGCCGAGAATGACGTCGTTCTTGCGCATGCGCTCGGCGTCGTGCTTGGCGCCCACCTCGGCGCGCACGAGGCGCTCGTTCATCGGGTTGATCTCGACCCATTGGCCGCGCACCTTGTCGATCAGCTTCGTAGGCAGCGCCGGGCCGTTGCGCAGTTCGATCTCCAGCTTGCGCTCTGACGCGTCCTCGTCCGGGCGGTGCAGGATGAGGCCGGACGTGTAGAAGCCCCGCAGCGCGCTGGCGCCCGAAAGCGCGAGGAACGGATCCTCCTTCACCTGATGCTTGCTCAGCTTCTTGGTGTGGTGGATCAGGATGATCCCGCAGTCGGGGTTCACGTGGTCGCGAAGCACCTCGACCCGGTCCTTGAGGAAGAACATCATCGCGGCGTTGTCGTTCTCGCCACCGCCGTCAGGTCCGCCGTCGAACAGGTTGCGGATCGGGTCGATGCACAGGATGTCGACGGGCTCGGCCGGGAACGCCTGCTGGATCGCCTGCGCGACCAGCGGGCTGCCACCCTCATCGAGGAGCAGTTTCAGCTTCGGCGTGACAACAAGATTTTCGCGGGCGGCGGCCATCACCTCGGGCGGCAGGCCAATCTGCTGCATGCGCTCGCGCAGATAATGGTACTGGATCTCGGCCTGCAGATAGAACACGCGCAGCGGCCGTGGCGGCGTGAAGCCAAGGAACGGCACACCGGCAGCCATGTGCACGAGCCAGCTGATGACGAGATCGCTCTTGCCGACCTTGGGCGCGCCGCCGAGCACCAGCATGCCGCCCGGGGTGAGGACGCGCGGGCCGATTATGTCGTCGGGCATCGGCGTGCCGTCGTCCAGCAGCGCGCCCAAGGTGAAGATGGCGATCTCCCTCGCCGCAGGAGCGCCGTCGTTCCGAATGAGCGGCGGGCCGTTCCTCGCGATGTGCAGCGACCAGAGCCGCTCGTATTCGACCCAGAGACGGTCTTCCGGCCAGCTCGGCCGGATCATCGCCGCGTTGTATTCGCCGATCGCGCGCCAGGCTTCCTCCCGGCTCATCCGCCCCTCGTGCGCCATGCGGACATAGTGTCCGATGGCCATGCTAACGCCTTCGAACCGCGTCCAGGCGTCCTGGCCGCCCTCGCGGACCGGTGTGGTAAGGGCTGCGTCCACGCAGGGTTTCTCGCGCGGCTCGGCGGTCGCCATGCCGACGCCGGGCATGGGCGGCATCTCGCCCGCGCGCTCGAGCATGTCGGCCAGATCGAACTCGAGATCGCTGCCTTCACGGATCAGGACGAGCCGTTCCTGGCCGCCCTTGTGATAGACCGTGCCGGGGACGCGGATCGGCTGATGCGCCGAGCGGAAATGCAAGTCGCCGCCCACTTTCAGCGCGATCTCGCCGCGCAGCTGGCAGAGCCGGTCGAGATCAAGGCCCTCCGCGGGCTCGGTCAGCTTCCACCAGACATGGAGCTTCGTCGCCCCCTCCGGCGTCCGCCCGCCGCTCTCGACGATCAGGGTCGGCCTGCCGAGATGGAGGACGAGGTGATCGAGCTTGGCCGGGATGTCGCCCGCGTCCAGATCGACGACGACGCTCTGCATCTGCAGGACATCGGCGGCACGCGCCTGTCCGGTTTCCGCGACCGTACCGGGAATGACATAGACCGCCGCTCCCTCGCGCGCGCCCCAGGCGGCGAAGGTGGCGAGTTTGTCGGGCGCCGCGCCGTTCGCGTCGATCCAGATGTTGTGAGGCCGACCGTCCTTGCCCTGACCCTTGTCCACGAAGCCACGGACAGGGATCAGTCCCTCGGAATAGCCGAAGACCACGTCGACGAAGCGCGCGATCTGCGCGGGATCCGGTTCCACGGCGAAGGGATCGGGCAGCGGTGCCGCGTCGTTGAAATCCCGCCATGGATTGAAGTGGATGATCTTGTCGTCGCTCATGCTGCCAACCCCCAGCACCGTTCGGCATGGGCGCAGAACCGGCATTCGAAGAAGTCGCGGCTGGCGGCGATGCGGGGCAGCAGCTCGCCCGCGTCGGTGGCCTGCAGGATCCGCACCGCGCGGTCGGACATGCGCTGCGCGAGATCGGCATCGAAGGCGACCTGCTCGTGATGCAGTTCGGCCGTGTCCTTGTTGATCGCCGTGAACAGTGCCGGGGCCGAGGAAATGCCCGGCACCGAGGGCTCCATGTAGGCCTGATAAATCGCGATCTGTGCGGCATAGACGGGCTTGGAGACGGCGACCCCGTCCTTGACGCAGGCCCGCCAGTTCTTCGCGTTCATCGTCTTGCATTCCCAGAGCGCCGGGGTGCGAAGACCGAGCGCGGCCGGGGCGCCGGCGATGATCCCGTCGACATGGCCGCGGATGCGACCGCCCGCGACGGAAAAACCGAACTGCTCTCCATCAGGCCGGTTTCCCTTGCGGGTGTAGAGGTCGAGCCCCGCCGCCCGCAGCCAGCGGATCGCCAGATCCTCGAGCTGGTGACCGATCTCGAAGATCCGCAGAGTCTGCCCGCCGAAGTCCGAGCCCTCGTCCTTGGGCGCGCCTGCGAACTCGAACTGCAACGCGCGTTCGCAGGCATGTCCCAGACGGGACGCGCCGAGATAGGTCCGGGGCGGCGTGGCCTCCCGCTCGGCGATCAGCGCGGCGTCGACCAGCGCGTTGATCCGCTCGGTCATGGAGGGGCGCGGGTTGAAATCCAGCATCAGAAAGGGATCTCCGCCTCGGCGGCGATCTCCGCCATCTCGGCGCGGAACGCCTCGACGGTCAGGACGATCAGCCGGTGCATGTCGTTCTGGGTCAGCTGGCCCAGCGGGCGGTCCCAGCCGATCCGCTCCATCTCGGGCGCAAGCGCGCGCATCACGGCCGGCAGCGCCTGAGTTTCCTCTTCGGTGAAATCGACCATGCTCAGTCCTCTTTTCGCTTTGCGGGTGAAGGCCGCCTGGCAGCCCATGGAGCAGAACCAGCGGCGGTTGCGGGTTGGGCGCGGTCGGTGCGGATCGAACCAGCCGAAGCCGCGCGCGCGGGATGTGCAGACGGCGCAGAGCACCGGCCGCAGATGCCAGAGGCGATCACGGCCCGGTCGATCCGCAGCCGCTGCGGACGGGGGTGCGATTTGCGCGACATGGCTCACGCGGCCCTCCCGATGTCCGGGCTGGCGCGGCCCACAAGTTGGCGAATCTCGCGCTTGTTGAAGCCGAAGGTCATCAGAGCGGAGGCGCGGTACCGCGTCAGGCCGAAGTCATGGCGGCATTCGGGTGGCAGATACTGGAGCTGCTTCTCGGTGGCGGCCTGTGTCAGCCATCCCTTCGACTTGAATGCGCTCTCATCGGTCTCGTGGGTGTTCAGCCAGTCATCCGCCTGCGCCAGGCAGACCGGGCGTTCGCCCACCCCCAGCAAACGCGGCGTCTGGCCCTTGCCGCCGCCAACAGCGTGCCAGCGACCATCGAGGAAAAAGATGCCACCCCAGGCACTGAACCCGTTGGCCATCAGCGCCGCATCGTCGCCGAAGAGATCGACCCACGCGAAGCTGGACCGCTTCAGCAGGTCGATCTCGGTCATCATGAAGCCCGACAGCGGCGCGGCGGCCCCGCCTTCTCCCGCATCCAGATCCTCGCGCGGGAACGCCTCGCCGCAGAGCGGGCATTCGGTGGCGGCCAGCGGGATCTCCGCCTCGCAGGCAGGACAGGTCTTGGTCGGCGCCTCGCCGGTTTCGGTCTTGCCGTCCAGATCGACATCCTGTTCCAGCGTGCCGTGGAGCAGGCTCGAGGTGCCGAAATCCAGCACGACGCAGTCGGTCTTGACGATGCCGGGGTGTTCCTCGGGATCGACGGTGCGCAGGCCGCGCCCGACCATCTGGATCATCGTGGACTTGTAGGAACTGGGGCGCAGCAGCACGACGCAGGAGGTGGGCGGGTGGTCCCAGCCTTCGGTCAGCACCGCCACATTGACGACCACGCGGATGTCCCCCGCGGCATAGTCGGCGAGGATCGCCTTGCGGGTCTCGGCCGCCAGATCGCCGTGGATCAGCGCGGCGGAAACGCCCGCCGCCCTGAACGCCTCGGTGACGTGCTCGGCGTGCGCGACGGTGGAGCAGAACACCACGGTCTGCCGGTCGCCCGCCTTTTCCTTCCAGTGGCGGATCACCTCGTCGGTGACGGGGGCGCGGTCCATGATGCCCGCCACCTCCGCCATGTCGAAATCCGACATCGTCTTGCGGACCGAGCGGAGCTCGTCCTGCACACCCACGTCGATGACGAAGGTGCGCGGCGGCACCAGATGGCCCGAGGCGATCAGTTCGCCCAGCCGCACCTGATCGGCGACATTGTCGAAAACCTCGCGCAGGCCCTTCCTGTCGCCACGGTTCGGCGTCGCCGTGACCCCGAAGATGCGGGCGTCGGGATTGGCTTCGCGCACCCGGTCGATGATGCGGCGGTAGCTGTCGGCGACGGCATGGTGCGCCTCGTCGACAACCAGCAGGTCGAGGCGCGGCATGTCGGCCAGATTCGATGCCCGCGCCAGCGTCGGCACCATGGCGAAGGCGACCTGGCCGCCCCAGGATTTCTCCGTGGCGTCGATGACCGATGTGGCGACGCCCGGAACCACGCGCTGGAACTTGGCGCGGTTCTGCGCCGTCAGCTCGTCGCGATGCGCCAGCACGCAGGCCTTGGCCCCCGAATTCCTTGACATGCCGCCGATCATCTCGCCGGTGACCGCCGAGAGCATGATGGTCTTGCCCGCACCGGTGGGCGCCACGCCCAGCGTGTTGCCGCGGGAGGCGAGCGCAGCAACGCTGCGCTCGACGAAGGTCTTCTGGCGGGGGCGCAGGCGCATGGCCGATCTCCCCCTTACTGCGCCCAGCTCGGCCGACCGGCGAACCCGGGGGCGGACGCGGGCTGGCCGGGCTGATGTGCCGGTGCCGCAGGGGCGGTCTGCTGCGGGACATGCCCGGCTGCACCGTGTCCGCCGAACTGCAGCGGTGCCGTCCTCATGACCTGAGCATAGTCACGATGATCCGGCGTGACCGCGCTGCGGATCTCGTTCTTGTCGTCGCCGCTGGCGTCGGTGCCGATGTCGATGCGGGCGATGAACTCGATCCCGTCGAGATCGGCGAAGCCGTTGATCCGCCGCGCCGCCTGCGCCTCGGCCGACATGTCCTTGTCGGAAATCCCGCGGGCCGAGTTCAGCATTCCGCGCACGAGGCTGCGGCCCATGTTGGCCCAGTCGGGCCCCTTCGGGCTGTAGAGCCCGATCAGGGTGAAGATCTTGCGCCGGGCGTACTGCCCCTCGGTCACCGTGAACTCGCCGTTCAGATAGACCGCGCCGGTCGAGCCGCGCGTGGCATAGCCGCCGGTCCAGCCCTGCGAGGCATCGTCGAAACCGCCCGGGCGGATCGTCAGACGCACCTTGGCCAGCGTGCCCTTCGGGATCAGGTTGGTGTTGCTCTGCGCGTCGTTGAAATCGTTCCAGGAACCCATGGGGAACCTCCTTTTCTGATCAGGATTGCGGTTGGGATTGGGCGTCAGCCGCCGGATCGGCGGGTGGCGGGGTGTAGGTCAGGCGCTTGGACGCTGGCGCGACAGGGGCGCGGATCTTCGTCATCAGGCGGCCGAGATGAGGCTCCTCGACCTGATCCAGCCGACCGGAGCGGTCCTTGGCCGGAAAGCCCCAGGGGTTGATCGTGTGGCAGACGAAGGCGCGATAGGGATCGCCGTCGGCCTTCAACTCCGCCATGGTGATCACCTCATCGACGATCCCCGGCAGCTCCAACCCGGTCTTCGAGCCGTCGATCTGCGGCTGGAACACCTTGCGGTTGAAGTCGTCGAGCTTCTCGTCGAGGATTCCGACGAACCAGACGTTCTTCGCCCGCGTGTGCTGGAGATGCGTGAGCCAGCCGATCATTTCGCGGCCATGGAGCCCGTAGGCCCCGCGCACATCCGGCTTGCCGGTCTTCTCCGACAGCGCCTCGGGCTGGCCCTTGCACCAGCCGAAGCACAGCCGCCCCGCCACGGTGATCGAATCCACGAAGATCGTGTCGTAGCGGTCGAGCGCTGCCGGATCGCCGAAGCGGTCGCAGACTGCCCTGTAGTGCGCCGGGCTGTAGGGCTGCTCGTCGCGCAGCGCCGGGTTTGGTCCGCCGATGAACACCGCGAAATCCCGGCATTCCGTCCAGGTTCGCGGCCGGATGCTGTCGCCCGCCCAGCCCTCGATGGCGAGATCGCCCGCCTCGAGATCAATGAACAGGGTCGTCGATGCGTTCAGGGTCCAGAGCAGCGAGGTCTTCCCGATGCCGGATTTGCCGAAGATGCAGCCCTTGATCCCACGCGGCTCGGCCAGCCGCTGGTCGGCGCTGATGATCGGAAGGCCGCCGGTCATGCCAGCACCTCCTGACGCGCCTGCGCTGCATCCGGGTCGTTGCTGGTCACGGCCGCGAAGAGCGCATCGAGACGATCCGCCTCGTCGAGGCATTCCTTGCCCTTGCGGCGCATGAAACGCCGCGCGTCATCGAGCAGCTCGGGCTCGGCGATGAGGTGCGGGATGGCGACGTATTCCGCGGCGGACTCGACAAAGTAGGACTTCGAGCGCAGATCCTTCACCAGCGGCGCGAAGGACTCGCACACGTCCGCGAAATCGGCCTGGCCCACAGCATCGTCCTGCGTGCGCAGGATCCGCTTCACCTCGGTGATGATGCCGGTCCGCAGCATCCGCAGCGCACCTTCCTGCCGCGCCTGGCTGCAGGTCAGCGGGAAGGCATCCTCCATCATGTCATCGGCGATTTTCGGGGCGTTGTTGCCAAGCTGCGAGGCAACCTCCCAGACACGTTCGGCAAATGCCGCCGACTGGCTATCGAGCATCGAACCACTCCTTGATTGTCGTGAAAGCTGCAGACCCCTCGGCGATGGCCGTGGCATCGAGGTCGTGAAACGGGGTGTCCCTGGCCTCACGCATGCCCTTGCGGGCAAGGGCGAGGTTCTCGTCCGAGGCCCATTCGGCAAAGGCGCGGAACGTGCCGGTGACATGCCGCCACGCTGCCTGCTCGGGCGTCGGCGGGACGTAGAGGGGATTTCGCCGGCTGGCGGACCGCTGCGGGCGGAGCCCGCGCATTGCGGCGTCCACCACCATCTTGCGCAGGGCCGCGCGTGTCGGTTCCTCACCGCGTTCGAGGCGGTCATCGAGGGCGCGACGAACGACGCCGGGGTCAGCGGCTTCGGCGTCTCTGATCTGACGGGCCTCGTGGATCTCGTCGCGGCGCAAGCCGAGGTCGGCGGCGGTAGCAGGTGCGTTGTCATCTCCAACGCAGGTCCGCGAGCGCCCCATGACCTCGCCCCGCGCCTGCGCGGCATCGTATTCGTCGGCCAGCCGACGCTTGGCGCGGGCCTCGATCTCGAGCGCGTGGGCCTGCGCGCGATGCGCTGCCGCGACGAGATCGTCATGGGCGCTCTTGGCGCGCTGCAGCCGGGCGGCGCGTTTCGCCACGTCGTAGGCCAGCCCGGCGACCTCGCGCGCCTCGAGCACCTCGGCGGCGGTCTTCGCGCCTGAGAGCATGCTGGCCGCGCGGTCGATCAGGCTGGGCAGATCCTGAGATTGGGTCGATATCGGGGCGAGCGCCGTCATTGATCGCCCCCCTGCGGGACGATCTCGATCTTCAGCGTGCCGGGACGGACGGTGCGCGCGGGCTCGAAACCGGCACGGATCGCATCGGGCCAGGCGGCGTATTTGCGCTCGGGCACCTTGAACGCGATGTCGACATACTGCGCGGGATCGTCCCCGGCGGCGGTGATGCGCTCGACCATGGCGGCGAGGCGATCCTGATCCCAATCGACCCGTTTCGGCAGATCGGCGACCACGGTGAAATCGCCGTCGTCGAAGCGGATCGTGCCAGTATCCTTGCCCGCAGCCTGCCGCTCCTCGGCGGCGCGGGTGGCGTAGCGGACGGTCAGCGCACCATCGAGGCGGGCCTTCGCGGCCTTGGTCCGCGCCATGCGCTCGTCGATCTCGCGCTGCAGGATGGCCAACAACTCGACGGGCAACTGCGCGATGTCCTGCAGGCCGAGGCCCGGCAGGTCGTCGACGGTGGGGGTGTTCGCGGGGAACGGCATGTAAGGGTCTCCATGATCGGGAAAAATGGATTGGAAGGCGGTCATCACGCGGCCTCCTGCTCAGCCAGCAGGAGCGCGGACAGCGAGACGGCTGCGGCCTTCGGTTTGGGGCGGGCGACGGCGATGTAGGCGAACTGGTCGGGGCCCGTGCGCTCCTGCACCAGGTGCACGAGGCCCTGTTCGGCGGCCCAGAAGGCGCGCGACCCGAGCCGTGCCAGTTCCGCGCGCTGCTGATCCGGCAACCGGGCGAACATCGGGAAGATGTCGAGAACCAGAAAGCCGCGATGGTATTCGAGCCGGTCGCCCGGCACGGCCTGCGCCACCCAGGCGCAGAACTCGATCTCGGTGAGCGCTCGGCGGGCGCGGACCGTGATGAAGGGGGTGGTGCCCATGAACATGATCTCCTCCTTTCGCCTCTACTCAGGCCGCCGCGAGATCGTCCCAGGCGGGACCGAGACCGTGGGCGGTGAGGACGTGACGGAGATCGGCGAGGCGGCGGTAGAGCGCGGACCGGCTCCCGAAACCCTCGGCCGTGAGCGCGGTGACGGGTCGATGGGCCAGCGCCGCACAGAACCGGCGATCCTCGGCTGGGAGCCGCGCGAGCGCAGCCTGCAGGGCGTGGTGAAGTTCGGTAACAGCGGCGGCGCAGCAGGTCTGGCCGTGCCAAGCGGCAAGCCCGTCCTCCTCGGTCAGCGTGTCGCCGACCGGCTCGCGGGTTCCGCCCAGCGGCACCTCGAGCGAGAGCAGCGAGCCACCCTGCGCACGGCGCTGGCGGTGATGGCGCATCGCGATCCGCGAGGACTGGTTGCGCAGCACGATGTTGGCGAAGGCACCAATGCTGCCGCGCGCGGGATCGTACGAGGGCAAGCGGCGCAGAAGATCGACCAGGAGGTCCTGGCCCAGATCCTCGCGCTCGCAGACCGGCATGCTCAGCTTGCGCCGCAGCCGTTGCGCCGCCGCATCGGCCTCACGGATGATGGTTTCAATGTCGTCGGGGGAGAGTTCGATCTGCATCGCTGTGCGCCTCGGTCATCGTTTCTGATGAGCCCAAGGTGCCGGATGCGGTCGGCGCGCAGGTGGGAACGGGGTGGGAACAAGGTGGGGTTTTGGTGGGCGGGTCCATTGGCAAGGACTGGCCAAACCGACCAAAATCAATCTATTTGCTCAGAAACCGGCTCAAACCACAGTAGAAAAATACTATCGACGGCGGTTCTCTCAAATGTTTGGCGGGACATCGACTTCGTTGGCCCGATCCGGAGATTTGCGGGCATCCGAGTCAGAGAACGGACACTCTTGCTTCGCGCAGCGATCATCTGCAGGCGGCTGGCATGGTAGAGATAGTGCCTATGGGGAATTCAGATATGAGGCGGTCAACATGAAAGCACCCGGCGGCGAGCAACCCACTGCTGGCGCTCTGCCTTTCGAGCCCCGTCGCCCTCCAATGTGCAGTTCCGAGATCGTGAAGCGGTTCCCGGGCGCCACCGAGGTGCAGGTCGACGCACTCGGCACGATCTGGGACGAAGTCGTTCACTGCATCATCAACGAAATGCTGGAACTGTCATCCGATGACGCGGAGCCTCTACACATCAACATTCGTGAGGATATGGCGTTGGAACTTGCTCAGCTGCTGCTGTGGCTGAGCGAGCGCGTCATCGAAAAACGTACCGAAGGTCGCGAGCTCTCGGATATCGATCCGGTGGCGGAGCGAAATGCCTGTCTTGGACTTGAAGGAGCCAAGACCATCACCGGCACTGCGCACCTCGTCTACGAGCGAATTTGGAAGCGCAAGATGGACGAGCGTTGGAAGCCGAAATCGGCCAAGGCGATCGAGCGCGAGAAAAACCCGCGCGCAGCGACCTTGGCTGTAAAGCCGGTCGGCAAGAACCACTTCATCCCGCGCTGGTTCATCCGTGATCTCTGGGCAATGGACGGCAAGGTGCTGCGTTGGCGCCACTCCGAGGCAGGATGGATGTCGGCGCCGCGCGGTTTTGGAGAGTGGGGTTATGGCAAGAACCTCTATAGTGATTGGCTAGAGGCCTATTTTTCGCTCCTCGAAGGGGATGCGAAGCGGCCCATCGAGATGCTACTCGACACTCAACCGCTCAATGGGCCGCAGCGCGAATCCTTTGTTGGATTCCTGATCGTCCAAATGCTCAGAAATCCCTCTTTCATCGAGGCCGTACAGCAGGGGATTGCCCCGGTAATCGCTCGCGAAGGATATGCCGATGATCCGACAATGGCCGTAAAGGCATTCGAGTCGATGTTCCGCAATAACGCCTTCTACGATCAAATTTCCCGACCGGTGATGTGGAGCCGTTGGGCGATCGTGAAGTCCACGACACCGCTATTCGTTCTGCCTGACACGTTTGGAGCGCGAGCTGATGCGGGCGACGGGTTGCGCATGATTGTGCCGCTGACGCCTAATGCCTGTTTCGTAACACTGCCCGATCGCGAGGAGAAGAAGCGCGTGGTTCCGCATCATCTTCAAATCGACGAGACTCTCGGACGACGGATCACGGCAACCCTGATCCAATCGGCGCGCAAGGAATTCATTTCACATCAGAAGTTTGTGCCCGACGAGACGCCCGCACTGACATTCGACGCACTAATCGATGAGATCTCGCAAGCAGTCGCATCCAAGGACGATGATGAGCCATGATTTCCGGTTCAACCCTCGACCACGATCTCTTTTGCAGGAATTCCGAGCCGGTATCCCCGGTTGCGCACGGTCACGATCAGGGACTTGCTCTCGGCATCGGTGAAGCCGGCAGCCTTGAACGCGTCGCGCAACTCGCGGATCAGATCCTTGGCCTCGCGCGCCGTCGTGCCTTCGACATGGGATCCGGTGGCGACCTGATCGCGAGACAGCGCCTTTTCCAGCAGACGCTCGAACACGGGGAAAATTTGACGCGATAGAATGACGGAGCGACCGCCCCACTGAACCTCGGCCGTCGTTCTCCGAACGCGCAGCACTTCCGCCAGCGGGATTGGCGCCAATGCCGCGACGTCGATTGCGGCGCCGAGGCCATCCGAAGCAGGCATCAGCACCGCGAGGGTTTCGACCAGATGAAAGCCCGCATCCTGGTGACGCCGCGCAGCCTCCGCTGGCAACTGCGGCGCGAGGATCGTGACGTCCGCGCCCTGCGCCGCCTGGCGCAACGATGCGATGATGCCGTCGCCGGACATGGCTGCCGGCTCCAGCGAAAGAAACACTGCGCGCCCCGACGGCGTATCGCCGAGCCGCCAGACCTTCCCCGCGGCGCGTTTCGGGGCTGCAGCGAACCCTGCTGCGGCGCAGATCACGGATGCCAGCCCATCAGCGCCGATGCGGAACACGCGCACATCATCTTCGGTGAGTTCGATGTCCTGTCGATGATCGAGCGGGCACTCGGCCCGAAATGCATCGCCGGCTTTCCGGATCGGCCGACAGGGGAGCCCGCATTCGCAGGCATCACAGACGTCCCAATCGGCAAGCGGCGCCTGTTCGACGAGGACACGTTTCGCCAGCAGCCGGTCGAAGACCGGACCGAAGAACGGCGCGGCAAGCTCGCCGGGCAGGATCGCGTCGTCGCCAGCCTCACTCAGCCGCGTCAACAACCTCAAAATCGTCTCGGTCATTCATCAGCCCGTTCCGTTCGATCAGCTTCATCACCCGCGCCTCGTGCTGGGTGCGCCGGAACTGCACGACGCCCGGGGGCCGCAGCTTGACCGTGACCTGCGGCTGGCGCTTGCCGTCGCCCTTGAACAGGATCCGGAACACGAGCTCGCCCAGCCTCCAGGCACCGCCGAACGAGACCGGTGTGCTGCCGAAATGCTGGAGCGCGTCACCGCCGAGATCCCGCGACCGCAGCGTGCGCACCACGCGGGGATACCCCTTCTTGCCGGGCGCCATCAGGTCGGCCGCCGCCTCGATGATCAGCACCTTGTCGATCAGCGGATCGTAGGCGGCATCGAAGGTAAAGCCCGGTCCGGCCAGTTCGACCGGGCGCAGGGTATAGAGGTCCTGCGCATCGTCGCCGTCGAAGAAGCCGGGCCTTTCGAGGATGATCGAGGCGAAGAGTTCCGCGATCTCGGGCTTATGCGCCTTCCGGATGCGGGCCAGTCGCAGCATGCCGGTGTTCTCGGAGTATCGCAGCACGGCGTGGGAAATCTGGCGCACGCTGATGACCCGTTCGACCTGGCCCTCGACGACCGGCATGGTCGAAACCATGGAGCCGTGGCTGACCACGAGGTTGATCTCGTCATCGTCGTCGTAGTCGCCCACCCGGCAGTAGTCCCCGAGAAAGGCGTCACGGAAGAGCGCGGCAACGGCCGTCCGGAACGCCTCGACCTTCTCCGCCGTCAGATCGATCGCGACGCCACGTTCCCGCCCGGCATATTCATGGAGGCGGTCGGCGGTGAGCATGGCCATGTGATCGGCGGCCGCGTCGAACAGATCGGGATGCTCCAGAAACACCCGGACGGCGATGTGCTTGGGATCATGCGCCTTGTTCGGCGCGTCCTCGTCGCCGGTCTTCATATCGGGGAACAGATCGACGCCCTGACGGGCGGCCTGCCCCTGGATGATCTCGAGGCCGCGGGCGTCGCCCAGTTCCGCGATGCGGTGCAGATCGCTGCGCAGCCCCTCGGGATAGCTGTCCTGGGCGCCGGTCAGCAGTTTCTCCAGTGCCTCGCGGGCGGCATCCTCCTCCTGGTTCAGCAGATCGACGGAGAAGCCCTTGTATTTGCCCTCGTGCCGCGCCAGCAGCGGCTTCATCAGGGCGAGATCGACGGTCTTGATGAACCGGGGGTTCACGAACTTCTTCAAATTGCCGCCCACGACGAATCCCCCTTTCCTGCAAAACCAGTGTTCTTGATACGTTCCTTCGCGTGATTCATCAACCTGCGCGGGATCGGCTGGGACGATTTCCGACATCGACGAGTAGAGGCCAGAGGAGACGACCGCTCCGAGGCCCGCATGAAACGCCCCAATCCCCTCCCGCCCGACCAGATGACGCCCGCAGAGCGCCGCGCCGATCTGTGCGGCCTGCTGGCGCTCGGGCTGGTTCGGTTGCGGATGCGGGAGGTGGGCGAAGTATCTGACGAGATTGGAGAACGTTGCCTACACTATCCGCCCGACCAATGCCGTCATGCAACTCCAACTCACCGGAGAAATGCATGAACAAGCCCGATCCCATCCCCGCGCGCCTGGCCGCGCTCAAGACCACGCCGACGCCCGACCTGAAGAAACAGTGGCGCGACCTGTTCGACAGCGAGCCGCCGCCGTTCAACCGGCGATACCTCGAGTCCCGCCTGGCATACCGCATCCAAGAACTGGCCTATGGCGGGCTGAAGGCCGAAACGGTCCGGCGGCTGGAACGGCTGGGCGAGGAACTCGACGGCGGCGACCGCGCGAAGCGCGGCATCCGCGCCGACCGAGACCGCCCGATCACGGGCACGCGGCTGCTGCGGGAATGGCAGGGCGTCGAACAGATCGTCACCGTCACTGCCGAAGGGTTCGAATGGCAGGGGCGGCCCTACAAGTCGCTGTCGGCCATCGCCCGCGCCGTCACCGGCACGCGCTGGAACGGGTGGACGTTCTTCGGCCTCAAAAATCACCGAGGTCGCAGAGCATGACGAACCCCATCGAAAAATCGAAGGTCGTCCGCAAGCTGCGCTGCGCGATCTACACCCGGAAGTCCTCCGAGGAAGGGCTCGAGCAGGAGTTCAACTCGCTCCACGCCCAACGCGAGGCTTGCGAGGCATTCATTGCTAGCCAGCGCTCCGAGGGCTGGGTGCTGGTCCGCGATCAGTATGACGACGGCGGCATCTCGGGCGGCACGCTGGAACGGCCCGGCCTGAAGCGGCTCTTAGAGGATATCGAGGACGGGCTGGTCGACGTGGTCGTGGTCTACAAGATCGACCGCCTCAGCCGCTCGCTGGCCGATTTCGCCAAGCTGGTCGAGGTGTTCGACCGGAACGGCGTGACGTTCGTCTCGGTGACGCAGTCGTTCAACACCACCACGTCGATGGGGCGGCTGACGCTGAACATCCTGCTCAGCTTCGCCCAGTTCGAACGCGAGGTTACGGCTGAACGCATCCGGGACAAGGTCGCCGCCAGTCGGAAGAAGGGCATGTGGATGGGCGGGGTGCCGCCCTACGGCTATCGGGTCGAGAGCCGGAAGCTGGTCGTCGACGATGAATCCGCTGCGCATGTGCGCTGGATCTTCGCCCGCTTCCTCGAGATCGGGTCGTGCACCGAACTGGCGCGGGAGGTCGGCACGCGCGGCATCCGGACGCCGCGCGGGAACAGGATCGACAAGAAATACATGTATCGGATGCTCTCGAACCGCGCCTACATCGGCGAAGCGGTGCATAAGGGCGACAGCTATCCCGGCGAACACGACGCGATCATCGACCGCGAGATTTGGGACCGTGTCCATGCGATCCTGCAAGAGAGCCCCCGGAAGCGCGCCGCACGCACCCGCGCCGACACGCCCGCGCTGTTGAAGGGGCTGCTGTTCGGGCCCGATGGCGCCGCGTTCTCACCGACGCATACTCGGAAGGGGGATCGTCTCTACCGCTACTATGTCAGTCAGACCGTGCTGAAGCATGGTGCTGGTTCGTGTCCGGTCGGCCGCGTGCCTGCGGGCGAGATCGAGGGCGCCGTCATAGACCAACTCCGCGCCGTGTTCCGCCAGCCGGAGATTGTTGCGGGGACCTGGAAGGCGGCGCGCACCCACGCCGAAGACATCTCCGAGGCCGACGCACGCGCGGCCTTGCAGCAGCTCGACCCGCTCTGGGACGAACTCTTCCCCGCCGAGCAGGCGCGCATCGTAGCGCTGCTGGTCGAACGCGTGGACATCGGCATGGACGGGTTGAACGTCCAGCTCCGCATGGACGGTCTCGGCGGCCTTGCGCGCGAGATACTGACCGGCAGCATCGGAGAAGCGGCGTGACGCGCGCTACGCCGATCCCCGAGACGGTGACCCTCCACGTTCCGTTCCGCATCGTGAAACGCGGCGGGCGGAAGGAGATGCAACTGCCCGAGGGCGCCACGCAACCGCGGCGAACCGACAACACGCTGGTCAAGGCGCTGGCGCGCGCCTTCCGCTGGAAACGCATGCTGGAGTCAGGCGAGTTCGCCACCATCGCCGAACTGGCCGACCGAGAGGGGATCGCCGCACCGTACCTGACCCGTGTCCTGCGCCTGACGCTGCTCGCCCCGGACATCGTCGAGACGATCCTCGACGGCCAACAGGGACCGCGCACCACACTTGAAGCACTTCGGGAACCGTTCCCCGCAGACTGGCAGCTGCAGGATACATTCCGGAACACCCAACCGGTGTCGATGTAA